GGTTCTGGTTCCGGAAGAGGTTCATTCAAAAAATCATCTGATTGTTTGTTGATCGCCTCTTCTGCTTTATCGACGGTTTCAAGGAAAGTATCTAGTGAATCAGTAACAATGCGTTCGTTCAATGGGTTCTCTAAAATATTTTCAAATTGATCTTGAACTAAATCAATTTCAGCAAGTGCATCATCAATTGGCGCTGTAACTGAATCAAGCGTACCTTGCACCTTTTGTTCAAGAGATTGTATTAAACTTTGTTCCACTTCACCAGCGCATCGTTCAATTTTATCTGGAATAGATTGAATAACACTTTGCAATCTTTGAAGTGCGCCCACGAATTCAGCGATCTGTTTCAGTAGTTTAATATATGCTCTCAGTCGAGGAAGAATACGACCAATAACAAGTTTTTTGATCCAACTGATAATTTGTGTGATTGATGTAGGAAGATCTAATAATGGCAACTCATCTTTTAGAATTGCCAATTGTTCTTTAATAAATTCCTCAATCATTTTTGATATTTCATCTACAAATTCATCAATCAAAAACAACAATGCACGACAATCAGTAATCTCTTCTAATTGATCTGCCATTTCATTTACACGGTCTGTTGGAAATCCCATTTATATACTCCTATGTTTTATCTGGGTCGTAAATGACCCCACCTACTACATTAAAGACTTGGTTGCCAATTGTGATTGGACCATTATAACCCTTTGATGATTTAATTGTGCCATTGACGGTGAGACTACCTTCGGGGACTGTAATACCGCCTTTACCCGGAACAATTGTCATACCATTGCGAACGTTGATGTTTATATTATCACCAACGCCCATTAACAACCGATCACCAATTGTTGTAACACAATCATTTGCAACCGAAGTAACATCATCTTTCAAGATAAACGTGGTTCTTGTGTTACCTACTTCGTGGTTTTCATCCTGTTGTACCAAAACATTTTTGTCTTTCACAACAATCTCAAAGTCACTACCAACAGTTTTCTTTACACGCCGGCCATTGTATGGTTCGCCATCTTCTGGTGGGCCATTTGCAACCTCTTCATATGAACCAGATGTGTGCCAAATATGAAGCCGTTCGTGACCAGGCGTATCATCAAGTTCAATTGCGTGACCAGACTTTGTTGTATATGTTACATTATACGGATACTCTGTTTTGTATGCAGATTCCGGTTCAGATGTTTTTGTTAGAATACTCGCTCTCGTGTATTCTTTTGGTAATGTTTGACCACCGCCACCTGCCTCCCCACGCGCGAGTGCAGCGACATCTGAATAAAACTCTGGTTGTTCAGGTTTTTCAAGTTGTAACATCGATGCAGCAGAAGGATCACCAGACGGTGGTTCAGGCGTTACCGATCTCTTATGATAGGTTCCAAAGATAATCGGAATGTTTTGTTCAAATCCATCAAGATAAAAACCAAAGACATATGTCCCAACCGCAATACCTGTTGGAGAAATACCTACTGCGTCAATCCAATCAGGAGTCTCAAACTCTTCAAGTCCAGCGTTTTTTTCTGTCAGTTTTCGCCAGTTCAAACTTGCAGACTGGATACCACTGAGTGGCCACGCCCAAAGAAGGTCTTCGTTTTTGACGCCACTCTTACCATTTTTCAATCTTCCCAATTCACCCGTCTGATCGTTGATTACTCGAATGCGGACACGACCAAGATATTCTGGATCATCAATATCGGAAACACGTGCAACAAACCATTTGAAATTATCACCCAATTTATAATAAGACATCAATCTTCTCCACTTATATCCAAAAATGCAGGTTTGCGTAAATCTAAATCCATATAATGTCGGAAATAGTTATCGTTACCCTGTCTATCAACGCGGTGTCTTTGCGAAAAAACAATGTAATTACCTTCATAATTTTTTTGTTTATTTCTTTGTTTTTCCGATGCTGAACCAACAACCTCTGGACTTTCAATTCTAACTACATCACCAACACGCAAATTTGTATCACCGTATACACGAATGTTCAAACTAAATTGTGAAATCTTTTCTTCATAGGCGTGTTTATAGTGAATATTTTTGTTATGTTCCATCTCTGGTCGCAAACCATCTTTTATCACCATAGAAATTCGACCAGGCTTAGACTCTGCTGTTAGATTGAATGACTCAGAATTGAAATCTACATTCTTACCATCAATTTGTTCAAAGTTGCCTTGATCTTTACTATTCACATATTCATATGAATCGTAATATGTACCATTGAGGATATTGAACTGACGAATTTCATTTCTAATTCGACCAGTCTTAATCTTCTTGGTCGATGAACCTATGTTATTTATTTCGTAACTTAGAATGTTTCTCCATTGTTCTCTTTCTTGAATGTCAACCGCTTGTTGTGTGACATCAAATTTAAATGTAAAATCATCAATGAGACCCTTTCTTTCTTGTATCAATCTTTCAAGCGTGGTAAAATTATACTCTTTATGATCTTCATAAAAGAAAAATTTTGATGATTTGAAACTATTTGATACTGATCGTTCTTTGATGAGATCAATTACTTGAAATGGTCTAACATTATTCACAACAAAATCAAACTTACCTTTTGTTTTTTCGACATTAACAGATTTGTTTGCTTCCAATATACTCATTGTAGTTTGAATTGCAGCATCATAATCAATGTCAGTATACCTTTTCGAGAAAATGTTGTACGAGTTTTTAAGATGATCATCAGTTATGCAATGAAGAAGATAGTATCTGATTGTGGAATTTTCATCTTGTTGAACTCTTTGTATCGAATCAACAAAAAATTCAAATTCAATTTTTTCACGATCGGGTGTTTGCAAAGACAAGGTCACATACTCTTCACCCAATATGGGAAATCTATTGATCAACTCAACACCCTCTACGAGGTAGATGTCTGCACTCAAAGAGGTGTTTAATAAAGACTCATATATGTTTATAGAATTGACCAAAAATGTTATATCATAATCTTTTTGTCGATCAAAATTTTGTAATCTAATCGATGGTACTTCTACCGCACTTGGGAGAATAGGTCCGCTCATTATTGCCTCAGAATTTCAGTCAACTGTTCATTTATTGTAACAGAGTAAGTATTATCAACAAGAAAGATTTCTTGTTTGTCATTGTTTATTTGTTCTTCATAATCATAAAATGACACGGGGGAATAAAATTTTTGTTCATCTTCACCCACGGTTAAACTCAAAAGTTTAAATGATTCTGCATTTACAGTCGCAGTAGCACCAGATTCTTCACCAGTAATTGTATAGTTTGTGTTTGCACTGAAGTCCCCTCGAACGTGTTGAATAATCAGATTGTTCGGGTTTGAAGATGACACTTCAGCAAAGGATGTGTTGTCATCATCACGCACGATTACTTCATTTTTTATAAAATCACCAGAGACATTCAAAATATCAAATGTTTCAATTTTGTTAGTCGAGATAATAAAATCAAGTTTTGAACGTTCATAACCAATTGTGTTATTTTTGTTTTGAACAGGTTGATAATATTTTTTCTGACTTTTTGGCAAAGATTGATATGATGAGGTTGTTATGACTTCACTATCGCCTTCATAATTATTCTTATAATGAATTGTTTTTCTTCGGGCAAGTCTTATCGAACCATACTTATCGGTAATAAAATTATTAAACTCATCGATCGGTCTTGATACCTGATAATACGGATCAATGATATCGTTTGCGTGATAAATTAACCAGTCAAGATTGACATCATCATAATAGTCATATGCAACGTGTTCAATACGATCACTATTCGGTATTGTATACGTATAAAATGCTGTTAGAAAATTCTTCACGTTTTCATTTAATGCAGCGCGCCTAACTATATTGACACTAATCGCACCATTATAATCAATGAATGGAAACTTTCTAAAGTATTCTGTTCTACTAGGCATAGTTTATCCTATCATTTTGTTATTCAGACGTTTCATCATCATCTTCTGGTATTTCTTCAGCATACATTTCAATTTCTTGAATTTCCATTGAAAGAGAAACGCCTACAGGATACCCATCTTTATAAAACGCAGAAGTACCTGCGGGCGTATAATTTACATTGAAAGATGAAACGTGTGATTTCAAAAATTTGGTTCCATACTTTTCACTCATATCATTACCGTCATTATCATACATACCAATTTGAATCATTTGAGGATATGTAAGAAAATTACCCTTCTTTTTAGGTGAAACTCTATCTCTAAACTTTTTGATCATACTATGCAGATTTCTAGACTCATCTTCAGTTTTGGGTATGAACAACCAGTTGAAACTGTGTGTCCTCAGTGGAATTCCTTGGAAAAAAAGTGATGGGTTGGGGTTTGGTATTTTTCCTTCACCCCGGCCGATTAATCCACCAATTGTTTCATTTGCACCGCCTAACATTTGTCGCCCTAAATATTCACTAGCATCACCACCGGATTGTAAAGCCCCTCGAATAGCATTTCTAATGGTATCTTCGGGATTTTCACCCCCTAACGCACCTCTTAAATCTTCAACCTCATCATAAGCCATTCTATAAAATGATAAATCAGCTGGACTAAAAGAATAGTTGAATTGTTGTGATACATCTTCCGGAAATGGGAGACTTATCGTTAAAGTAGGATCAATTACTTGTTTGACCCCGACAGCTCTATCCACAAAATCATCGGCAAGTTTTAAGAACTCAATGAAAAAATAAACTTTTGCATTATAAATTAAATCATCAGGAAAAGAAATTGCCTCGCAGATACTAATTTCTTTTGACCGAGGAATTTTTTCAGCGGGATTGCTGTTTCTTTTGAGATTTGCTGGTACGCTCATTTTTTAACATACCTCCGAGGCATATTTTTTACCAGTGAACCATTCGTAGAGGTCGCTCGACTGACTGCGGTGCTTGCAACGAATCGTTGAGCACCAGATGTATGACCATTTTTTTCAAGAGATTCAATGATACCAATGCCGACATCGAGGTTTGATCTATTCTGTGCATTCAAATTGGTATATGAATTTTTTCGAAGTCGATTGTCACCATTACCCAATCCATTCAGAATTGTTTTTTCTGAGATTGAATATGAGTTTTTGAATTGACCTGCGCCAGGACTGACATCGGTTAATGAATTTTTACTTCGTGCCATCTGAGATCCTTATAAATATATCAGGCGTTGTTATTATTTATATCAGTATGAAAGGTATTTTCAAACCTCGTAACCCAAAAAAATATCGTGGCGATTTCACCAACATTGTCTATCGTTCATCGTGGGAACTTCGTTTTATGCAGTTTCTTGATGAACATAAAGACGTTGTTCGGTGGTCAAGTGAAGAGATTGTGATTCCATATCGATCACCGATTGATGGTAAAGTGCATCGTTACTTTCCTGACTTTTGGGTAGAAAAGATCGATCGAAACGGTAAAAAAGGTGTGACTGTTGTTGAAGTCAAACCTTTCAAAGAAACACAGGAACCAAAACCTCAAAAGAAACTAACTAAAGGTTATTTATACGAGGTCAAGACGTGGGGCATAAATACTGCTAAATGGAAAGCAGCACAAGAATATTGCGCTGATCGTGGATGGAAGTTTATGATAGCAACCGAAAAAGAACTTGGAATCAAGTATTAATGGCAACATACATTTTTCAAAAACTGTCAAAAGAAGGTAGAGCAGAAGGACTCAAACCCGGTTCTACCGAAGCGCGTGATTGGTTTAGAGATCGTGCAAGTTCTGTTTCGAATGTGAATACAAAACAATTGGTGAGTCAAGGAGAACGAACCTTTAGTAACATACGTTCAGCTGACATCGGCCGAATGTATATGTTTTCATATGATCCCAAAACAAAAAAGACGTTACCTTACTATGACCGTTTTCCAATGATCTTTGTTGTTGATAAAATGCCTGGGGGTTTTCACGGTATCAATCTTCATTATTTGCCACCAACGTATCGCGCTCGATTAATGGACGCGTTGTATTCAGTCAGTAGAAAAGATGGTGCGAGGGATTCGGAAAAGTTGCAACTGTCTTATAATCTTTTGAAAGGTGCGTCTCGATTCAACTACTTCAAACCTTGTTTCAAACATTATCTCA